TTATGTTTTCGATATGGTCGAGCGTTACGTTTCCAACGTCGCCGGTTGGCGGCAAGCGTTTTAACCGATCGCCCAAGTGGATCTAGCCCGCACTGAGCGGGCTTTTTTTTGGTTCTTATTTTTGCGTTAAACCGGCCCCGGGCCGCCGCCCGGGTGCCATGGCAAAACGTACGGGCCCCGCGATCCCCGGCCCGCGATCCCTAAGCAACCGCGCAACCTTCCCGGCGTTGGAAGTTAAAAAAAGACTTCCCGTTTGTGATCCAGCGCCCCCGGTTCCCGGCTCAGGGGCCCCCGGCCAATCGAGGCTAAACGGCTGCAGCGATCCGAGCGCCGCGGCGCGCGATCCGTCGCGACCGGCGCGCGCGTGGCGAGCGTGTACATGTGCAGGTTTCACGCAAACAATTCACAATAAAAACCAACGAAGTACCAAGGGCCTTTAACTGCGATAAAAAAGTGCTATATTTGCGTCCCAAGTCCACTCTGATATGGGATTTGATGCATGGCCAAAGAGGCAGGAAAAGTTGAAACGCGGGGTCGTCCGCGAGTAACGGAAGATAGTCGGCTAACCGGGAAGCAAGTGAAGTTTGTCGAGTTGGTTGCAACGCGAGAGGGGCAGGATACGCTCCGTAATCTGGCTGCTGAAGCTGGGTTTAGTGTTAAGGGTGCGCACACTCGTGCGTATGAGATGTTAAATCCGAACAAATCGCCGCATATTGTGAAGGCGTTGCGTGAGCGACGGCGCGAGTTAGCTGAGAAGTATGAAGTGACGTACTCGAGGCACATTCGTGATTTGCAGCGGATACGTGACGAGGCTTTGGAGAACGGTGCGTACAGTGCTGCGGTGCAGGCTGAGAAAGCGCGGGGCTTGGCCCAAGGAGACATCTACGTCAACAAGAGCGAGATTCGTCATGGGTCGATTGACCAGATGTCGAAAGAAGAGGTTGTGAAGGCGTTGAACGAGTTGAAGGCCCAGTTGGGTGAGAAGGTGATTGATGTCGAAGCGGACGGAGTCAAACTTCTGGAAGACGTTAAAGTCCAACATTGAGAAGCTGGACTCGGACGTTGTACTGACGCGCATTGAGAACAGTCAGACGCCGGGAATACCAGATTTATTGTTGATGGACCGTAACAAGCGGTTGCATATGATCGAGTTGAAGGTTGCGAAGGGCAATCAGGTGAACTTGTCTCCGTTTCAGGTGAGCTTCGCGGTTCGTCATCAGGGCAGTAATTGTTGGGTATTGGTTCAGCGTTGGCGGCCAGCGGACACGCAGCCGGAGTGTTTGTTGTATTCAGCGGATCAAGTGATGGATGTATCGGTAAATGGGATGCACAAATCGCCGCCGCGTCTTACGTTTCCATGTTCTGAGGGCTATAGTCCTCTTGTTAAGTATTTAAGTCAGGGACCCCTTTGAGCCTCAGTTTAGATTCCACAAGTGACGTTCAGAAATTACGTTTAGAGTTGCGTCTGAAGCAACTTGAGCGTGTGGAATCCTGCCAAAATAATTTTTTACCATTTGTAAATTCTATGTGGCCGCAGTTCATTGCGGGTCGGCACCATCATTTGATTGCTGAGAAGCTTGAGCAGATTGCGAATGGGACGTTGAAGCGGTTGATTATTAATATGCCGCCGCGTCATACGAAGAGTGAGTTTGCGTCGTTTTTGTTTCCGGCGTGGATGATAGGTCGTAATCCGGCGATGAAGATCATACAGGCGACGCACACGACTGAGTTGGCGGTGAACTTTGGCAGGAAGGTTAAAAATCTGCTGGAGCAGGACGATTATCAGGAGATTTTTGATAATACGATCTTGTCAGCGGACAGTAAGGCGTCGGGTCGGTGGGACACGAAGTCTGGGGGTATGTATTACGCGGTTGGTGTTGGGTCGAACTTGGCTGGCCGTGGTGGTGATTTGATAATTATTGACGATCCGCACTCGGAGCAGACGGCGATGTCGGCGAGCGGGTTTGAGAACGCGTGGGAGTGGTACACGGCGGGTCCCCGGCAGCGTTTACAGCCGGGTGGAGCGATCGTTCTGGTACAGACGCGGTGGTCTGAGAAAGACATGACGGGAAATTTGATCCGTCAAATGACTAAAGACCCCAATGCGGACCAGTGGGAAGTGGTGGAATTACCGGCCATTTTACCGTCTGGCGAGCCTACGTGGCCTGAATTCTGGAAAAAAGAGGAGTTGGAGTCTGTAAAGGCGTCGATTCCACCGTACCAGTGGAATGCGCAGTATCAGCAGGCGCCGACGTCAGAAACGCTGGCGATCTTGAAGCGTGAGTGGTGGCGTTTTTGGGAAGGTGCGTCGATCCCGGATTTGCAGTATGTAATTCAGAGCTACGACACGGCGTTCTCGAAACGTGAGACTGCAGACTACAGTGCGATTACTACTTGGGGGGTGTTTTATCCGGAGGAGGCAGGGGGCCCCGCGAACCTTATATTGCTGGATGCGAAGAAGGGTCGGTGGGATTTTCCCGAGTTGAAAGAGATTGCGTTAGAGCAATACAAGTATTGGGAGCCAGAAACGGTAATAATCGAGGCAAAAGCCACGGGCACCCCTCTGACCCACGAACTGCGGCAGGTGGGCATACCTGTTGTAAATTTCACACCTAGCCGTGGTAATGATAAGTTATCAAGAGTACATTCTATCTCTCCGTTGTTTGAAGCGGGGATGATCTGGGCTCCGGATGAAAGTTGGGCGCACGAAGTGATTGAAGAGTGTGCTGCATTTCCGAACGGAACCCACGATGACTTGGTGGACAGCACGACGCAGGCGTTGATGCGGTATCGCCAAGGGAATTTTGTGAGCCTGCCCAGTGACGATTGGGAAGAAGGCTATGCGTCGAGTCAACTAATTTCAGCGGCAAACTATTATGGCTGAACGTACACAAGCGGAAATGCTGGCAGCACAAGATCAAGCTCAACGTGAGTTTGCGTATGGCATACCGGGTGTCGAAGAAGAGGGCACATTACCTTCTCAGTTACTGAGCTATCTAACTCCCTTCCGCACAGAAGTATTACAGCCCCCTGTTACCGAGTTTGGGGAACCGAGAACCCAACTTAACCCCGTTACCAACCAACTTGAAGAGATCGTTGACCGAACGGTTACACCCGGCGTGTACGGTGAAAGTGAGTTTGGTTTGGGCTACACCCCTATAGTTCGTGGTATTGGATCATTGATTGACTACGGACAAGAGCTAATAGACAGCCCTGAAGCCCGATCGCAGGCGGCGGACGCTGTCTCACGGGTCCCGGAACAGATGAAACGACAGTTGGTGGGCGGCGCGGACGCACTAGAACGTGGACGCTTTGAAACCGTAGATCCAAAAACAGGCGAAACATTTTCTGGTTTCGAACCTTTTCTTGCTGCCACAGGCCCTATGGCGGTAGGGAGAGCAGTGAGCGACGTCCCCCGAAACAGTTTCGGTATTTTTGGATCAGGTAAAGGCAAATCTGGCAAACAAGCAGAAGATACTGTTTCTATGCTGGAGGAAGCGGGGCTCGACCCGTCGGAGGGCTGGGAAAAGCAGTCTGGCGCGAACACTTACAAATCCTACCGTTCTAGTTTAGACAACAAGGTTCGCTACGAGATTCCCACGTCCAACGTCGCGTTCAAGCAAGCCTTCCGAGAGACAGAAGACCCCGACGTGGAACTCGGTAAACTGTTAGATCCCGAAACCAGAACAGAGGAGCGTCTTCTTGCTATGCAAGGGATGAGAATCCGAAAAATTAACGATAGAGAATACCTGACAATTCCGGGTTTTTTTGACTTAGACGAAAATCAATTAAACAAGTATGGGTTTACGCGATTTGAGTACAAAGCAGGCACGGGCGGGCTACAAAAATTTCCCGCTCCTGTTTTAGAGCAAATTGTTGATTTTCCACAACTTTTTGACGAATACCCCCAGCTTCGCAGTATAAGGATTGAGCCCACTCCGCCGATGGCCTTGTTTGTAAACGGCTCTTACAACCCAGAAACCAAGACTATTCAGTTGGCTCATGGAAAAAATACGCCCGAAGGCCGTAAAGAAATGATGAGCACCCTGATGCATGAAGTTCAGCATGCGGTACAAGATATTGAAGGTCTTTACGGTGGGGCAAACACCGGCATGTTTGAACCCACCGGTTTTGCGGGTCGCAAAAAGAAAAATAGAGATTCTTTGAAAGCCGTAGAAGCAAACATTGAAGACGCGCTGGATGATCTAGTCATTAATACTGACGATGCGTCAAAACCTACGATGTTTTCCGACTTTTTAGATTTCAGTAAACGAGCGGCGCGCAATCTTACCGGTGGTCCCAAATTAACGGACGCTCTGAAGAAAGCGCCAGAAAACAAAGTTAGACGAGTGAAATATATTACTCAAAGCTATTTAAAAGAGCGTGCGGAAGAGGCCGAAGTAGAAGCTAAAGGTGAATTTTCTAAACCACAGCTTGCGCGTCTTGAGCTAAATGACGCCATTGAAAAACGCAAAGCACAATTACGAAGCATGAACCGTCCTCAAGAAGAAATTGACGCGGTAGACGCTCAATATAGAGGCGAAGGCTTTCGATATGACGGTTCTGACCGTATTATGATTAGGCTGAACGACGCGTTAAAAGAAGCTGGTGTGAAAAACAACGAGTCGGTTGCAGAAAAAATTGCAGGGGCTTTCGACGAACAAATCGAAACACTCAGACCTATACTCAGAGAAAGAGAGGATATTGAAGAGGTTCAGTCACAAGCTTTTCAAATGTACTCAGGTAATCCCGGCGAGGTCGAGGCTCGAAACGTACAGCGCCGTTTTGAAGGCATAAAAAAAGATGATCCTGTACGAGCTCCGTCCGGCGAGTTGACAGGGTTTCCAGAAACCTTGTCAGCAGAAGAGTTACAGAGAGTTTTTCCTGAAGACACTCAACAAATGGTATTGCCCGAAAGCGGGCTCGTATACTCAATGCGCGAAGGGCGAAAAAACGAACCGTCGTTTTCTATAGACGACCCGAACGATCCGCAAATGGAATTACCCGGCATGGGGCCGCCCAAACCGCTGCCGAAAGATCCCGCTGAACGTCTGATTGCAAGAAGAGACTACCTACGCGGGGCTTTGGATCAAGATGATTTTCGTTACTCCAAAGAACGCGTTGCTGTTGCTAGAGAACTGGCCCAGAAAGAAAGAGAAATCGAACAGTTAAGAGCCGCTGCGGGGTATCCTACGGATAGAGACTACGCACAAGGAGGCGAGGTAAACCAAATGAGAAAGCCGGTTATTTCATCAGGGCTCTCGGGCCTATTGCGTGGTTACACACAGGGGCCTTTAGCTCGTGTTTCACGTGAAACACAAGAACCTGTCGGCATGTTTGCGGGCGGGATGATGGGTGGCTTTGAACCCAAGATCGATATGTCGAACTTCGATTTTTCAAAGCTTCCGGCCTATGCGATTCCGGCAGCAGCCGCCGCAGCAGTCGAGCAGGCGCAAGAGCGAGCCACTCCACCACCGCCACCGCCACCCCCACCTACCCAAACTACTTCTGGTCCCCCGACAGGCACTAGCCCTGCTGGTCCGTCAGAAGCGGAAAGGGCTGCGGCATATCAACAAGCAATGGAAGAAACTGCGGCGCTACAAGCGGAGGTAGACAGAGCAAACGCACTAGCCGCCCAGCAAGAGGCAGAAAGGTTGGCTTCTGAGCAACTGGCAGCGCAAGAAGCGGCGCAGCAAGCGGCTCAACAAACAGCAGCAGCGCCCACAACAATGGCAGCAGCGCCCACAACAATGGCAGCAGCGCCCACAACAATGGCAGCTACTACGGCAGCCGCGCCAGTGATGCCTACGACACAAGAGTTGATAGCCCAACAAAGGGCGCTTGAACAAGCCGCTCTCATGGGGAACCTTGTAAGCGCACCGGGTCAAACACCGAACGAACCCGGAATGTTTTTGAGAGAGGGCACCGACGTTTTGTTGTCGCCTCTCGTGCCAACTGGCGGCGGCACAACTGGCGGCGGCACAACAGCAGAAACCCCTGTTGCAGACGCCACACCGGATGACACCCCTGTTTACACAGAACCACCACCGGATTCGGGACCCGGACCCGGACCGGGTGATACTGGAGGTGGCACAACTGGAGGTGGCACAACTGGAGGTGGCACAACTGGAGGTGGCACAACCACTGGCGGCACTACAACTGGAGGTGGCACCACTGGCGGCGGTACAACCACCACCACGGGCCCGGTTTATCTACCACCTGTTGAAACCCCGCCGGTTCAAGCGGGTCCTACCGCTGCTGAAGTTCTTGCAGCAGAACAAGCCGCCGCAGACGCACTTGCGGCACAAGAAGCAGAAGAACTACGAATTGCCCAAGCAGAGGCAGATCGTCTTGCCGCAGAGCGGGAGGCTCTCCGCATAGCCAACGAACAAGCCGCCGCAGACGCACTTGCGGCACAAGAAGCAGAACGCTTGGCAATAGAACAAGCCGCCGCCGTAGAAGCTCAAAGGCTTGCATCTGAGTTGCTTGCTGCCCAAGAAGCAGAAAAAGCCTTAATAGCAGAGCAGTTGGCGGCTGAACAATTAGCGGCAGAGCAGCTTGCCGCCCAACAAGCTGCACAGTTAGTCGCAGATCAAGAAGCAGCGGCCCAGCTTCAAGCAGCGGAGCAGTTGGCTGCCCAACAAGCAGCGGATCGTGTTGCAATGGAAGCACAGATAGCTGCCACGCCTGATCCCGATCCTATTTACGAGGCACCTACACAAGGTGAGCTTTTGCAGGCCGCAGAAACCGCACAAGCAGCCGAAGCGCCGTTATTTACTACACCGACAGAAACAGACACGGCAATCGATCGGGGAGCGTATGGTCGACCGACCGGTCTGGGTCTTGCCGGTATTCAAACATTACTCAATCAAGTGGATCTCGATGTGGCGGACACCATATCGCCATACACCACCGGATTCCCGACAACCCAAGGCATGGACATTCAGCGCACCTACATGCCTTTTGAGGGCACAGAAGAAGAGCGTGCAACAGGCTACACGATGCCTGTTTACAAACCCGTAGCTCAACAAGCGGTGCCGTCGTTGTTTAGCACGACTGATTTTACTGACATTGATCCCGACGCGTTTACCGCAGGGTCAGCAGCACCGGGGGAAAACTCCGGCATTATTAATACGGGCACCCAAAGCACGGCCCCCGGCACATTTGGACTAGAACCTACGCAAATGTATCGATGTGGTAACGGTTACACGTTGCAGTTTGTAAATGGCAAACCCGTTTGTGTACGAACCGGTGGCGGCGGTCCGGGTAAGCCACCTCGTAAAGATCCCGAAATTGTTGACATAGCGAATCCGGGTGGTATGCGATACGGTGGTGATGTAGGCTTGAATCGCGGCATTGGTAGCTTTGGAGCTTAAATATGGCAAATGGTGATACCCCACCTGTTTCTTTGATGGATCGTCAAGGCATGGACCTTGACCTAGAGGACGTGCAGGCGGTGGAAGTCGAGGCTTTGCCCGGCGACATAGCGACACGTGTAGAGATAGAAGGCGTTGAGATCGTTCAAGAAGACGATGGCGGCGCTACTTTAGACTTTGACCCGTTTCGTAATCGCGATCGTGAAGACGACTTTTACGACAATCTGGCAGAGTTTCTACCTGATTCGGTGCTTTCCCAAGTTTCAAACGAGCTCATGGATCAATACAGCGCGAACCGGGCATCTCGACAGGATTGGGAAGACGCGTACTCCAAGGGCCTTGAGCTTTTGGGTTTCAACTACGAAGAGCGTACAGAGCCCTTTCGGGGCGCTACGGGCGTAACACACCCACTTTTGGCAGAAGCAGCGGTTCAGTTCCAAGCACAGGCGTTCAATGAGCTATTGCCAGCGAGCGGCCCAGTAAGAACCACGGTCCTTGGCTCACAGAGCACGGACAAGATGGATCAGGCCAAGCGTGTTCAAGACTTTATGAATTACTACATCACTAATGTGATGGAGGAATACACGCCTGAGTTTGACCAAATGCTGTTTTATTTGCCCTTGGCAGGCTCAACATTCAAAAAAGTGTATTTCGACGACGCTTTGGGCCGTCCGGTTTGCAAATTTATACCGGCGGAACACCTTATTGTGCCGTACGAAAGCAACGATCTGGAGACTTGCCCGAACATAACGCACATTGTGCGTATGTCACTGAACGATTTGCGCAAACAGCAGGTCAGTGGTTTCTATCGAGACATCAAAGTACTGCCTTCACAGCCCGATTCGACTAGTGTAAGCGACGAAATCGACTACATTGACGGTACAAGGGCTTCTAGCGTCGACTATGACTGCACGTTATTGGAATGCCACGTCGATTTAGACCTCGAGGGGTACGAAGACACAGACGAAGACGGTGAAATGACCGGTATCAAGGTCCCTTACGTCGTTACGATCAGTGAAGACAACGGAAAAGTGTTGGCTATTCGACGAAATTATCGCGAAGACGACCCTTTGACGGCAAAAATCCAGTATTTCGTTCACTACAAGTTCCTTCCGGGCTTTGGTTTTTACGGAATGGGCTTGATTCACACGATTGGCGGTCTTTCTAGGACTGCAACGGCAGCTTTACGTCAATTAATCGACGCGGGCACCCTTTCGAACCTGCCTGCAGGCTTTAAAGCGCGTGGTTTACGGATCAGAGACGACGATGACCCCTTACAGCCCGGTGAATTCAGAGATGTAGATGCTCCGGGAGGCGTTATACGCGATAGTTTGATGCCTTTGCCTTTTAAAGGGCCGGATGGCACGTTATTCCAGCTTTTGGGCTTTGTAGTAAGCGCGGCTCAACGTTTTGCGACGATTACCGATATGAAAGTAGGTGATGGCAATCAATCGGCGGCAGTTGGCACGACGATTGCTATGATTGAGCAAGGCGGTCGTGTTATGAGCGCCATACATAAGCGCCTACATTATGCTATGAAAGTAGAGTTTCGCATTTTGGCGCGCGTAATGAACGAAAGCCTGCCAGATGTGTACCCGTACGCCGTTGCTGGGGCGGATCAGGCGGTAAAATCTAAGGATTTTGATGAACGTGTAGATGTATTGCCGGTTTCTGACCCGAATATCTTTTCGCAAAGTCAGCGCATTGCTTTGGCTCAAACGGAGCTACAAATGGCTATGCAGGCGCCGCAGATCCACAATATGCCGCAGGTATATCGTCGAGTTTACGACGCTATGGGTGTCAGAAATGTAGATCAGATCTTAAACGCCGAAGTCTCTGACGAGGTTCGCCCGAAAGACCCTGCGCAGGAAAACATGGACGCCCTCGAGAACGTGCCTTTAGAGGCTTTTAAGGGTCAAGATCACATGGCGCACATACAGGCCCACTTGTTGTTTGTAACGGGTGGTGTGGCCGCTACGTTGCCGCAGGTGGTGCTTACCATTCAGAAGCACATCTTGAACCACATCCAGTTGATGGCGGAAGAGCAAGCGGAGGCTGCTTTTGCGCAGCAAAACCCGAACGTGGCGATTGCAGATCCTGCCAACAACGCGCCGTTCCAAGCGATGGTGGCGCAGTTTGTAGCACAAGGCATGCAACAAGTAGTCGCTCTGGGCCAGCAGATTCAACAGGCTGGACAGCCGCAAGAACAGCAGGGACCAGATCCGCTGATTGCTTTGAAGGAACAAGAACTGCAACTCAAGGCGCAGCAAGAGCAAAACGACGTTGTAGAAGAGCAAGCCAAGCTCCAGTTGGAGCGAGAAAAACTTGCGCAACGCGAAGCAAACTTCCAGCAAAGGCTGGCAAGTCAGGAATCTCAGACTCAAGCACGTATTCAAGCCGGTATTGAGCGAGAACTTTTGAAACAAAGAGGTGACGCATGAGAACAGTCAAAGTAAATGGCGTAACGCCAAAAGAACCGCCTACGCCCGTGGCGAAAGCGGAAATTCAAGGTCAGGGCAGCATTCCTTATGCAGTTGCAAAGGAGGAAGCCACTCCAAACACCATGACAGCAAAAATTACACGCGGTAAAAAACGTGGAATGGGCGCTGCTTTGCGTGGCGGGGACTTTACAATCGCATAAAACGCGATAGTATCGGAGTTGCTCGGATAATAAACGACGAGGAAACTCATTGAACGATCTAGATGTCGTACAGTTTGTGCAAAAAAC